GTCACGTTCTAGTTCATCTGTTATGTATTCCTATGATCTTTCAGCTGCAACAGATCGTTTACCAATATCACTATCTGAGCGTATTATTTCAGAGCTATTTACTACTGAACATGGCAAACTTTGGAAAGCACTTTTAACTGAAAGAGTTTTTATCGATAATTATGGTAATAAAGTTACTTACAATACAGGTCAAGGTATGGGTCTTAAAACATCATTTCCAATTTTAGCTTTAACTCATCATTGTATAGTACAACAGGCTGCAATACTTTCTGGTTTTACTATAGCGTTCCAAGATTACAGTATATTAGGCGATGATATAGTCATTAACGATAAAAATGTCTCACGTAATTATTATAAGTTGATATCAGAATTAGGTTTAGATATCTCAGAACACAAGTCTATAACACCAAACATTATATCAAACGGTTTTGAATTTGCATCTCGTTTAGGTTTAGATGGTATAGAGCTATCCCCACTACCTGTTAAATTAATGTCAAAGATTATTTCAGAACCCGAATTTTCAGCAGATTTACAAAATGAACTATCAAGGAGATCATTATTATCATCAGAATCATTTTGGTTATTCATGTCAGTCTTATTACCAAAAACAGCTTTAACGGATTTAGCAAAACTAAACGGTTTACCAACGATTTTATCTGGTTTACATTCACCAAATCTTCCTATTGAAGCTTCAGCATTAGATTATCGTAATTGGTCTAAAGAAATTGGTATATCTGAGTCAGATGTTATAAATTATTACAATTATTGTGTCGTTTCAGAATCTTTAATCAAGCTAGACAGGATATTAAAGAAATCAGTAAGTCTTGAATCATTAATTTCAGAATCAATGTTAGATAAAGGATATAATCTGTCATCAACGGTTAGTCATAAAGGTACAGAGATCACATTATTAGAATTTGTTGAAAGAGATTTATCAAATGATATATTCTTTAAAGAGCATCCAGTCAAGAAAATAATGTCACAAGAAGGTTTAAGAATGTCAGATCTGTTGTCAGATATTATGTCAGGAAATGTTACACTAACAGCTAAGGCCATCACTAAATTGGTTAACTCGCTACATTCATCTATTACCGATATACGTTTTACACCAGATACAGATATTACTGTTTCATTACGTAGAAGGCTATTGGAGAAAGTATTTTCATTATTAAAAAGTTCAGTTAGAGATAGAAAAGATAGACCAGTTATTTCTCAAACATTTAATTTCACATCTATAAATCAAATGTGGTTAATAAAAGTCGGTATAGGTATTAGACTTCAAATTTCACCAATAATTAAGAACACAATTACATCGCGTGTAGAATCTAAAATGAAGTTAACAGATACATTCAGAAATGTTAAATTTTAATTTTATTTTGTTTTCTCATCAGATCCTATGAGATTTACTTAGTTAAGATAAATACATGTATATTTCATTTGTAATGGTATAATACATTTCACTATATTTTCGGTTACGTTTTCTCGTTTCTTTTGGAATGGTTAGAA